AGGTCTGATGCCTTCGTTCTTCTTGTCATCATTCAATATGACGATACCACCTTGGCTCAATCGTTCACCGAAATACATATCAGTGACTAATACTGTATCATTAAGTGCTTTCAACTTACTGACTTTAGTAGGGTTAATAGTTCCCATTATTGCTTATTCTCCTGTGCCTTTATCTTTTCAATCTCAAGATCATCATCAAAAGTTGAATTTAACTCAAGTTCTTCTTTAGTTAATTCTTGTTTTGGTTTTTGTTGTTTTACTGGTGGCTGTGATTTTTGTTTGACAGGCTGTGCGGATTTATTGCCAACTGTCTTTTGATATTTGTCTCCCACCTTTTGTGTGACAGGTACTATTATTTTTCCTGTAGGATCGATAGTATCCCCACGTGCGTTGACTTTCATATTGCCCACAGCACGTACTCTTTCATTTTTGGCTGCTAATGCGGCCATATCAACCTGTTTGCCCATTGCAGTTCTATAATTTTTCATATAAAGTCCTCACTTTAAGAATTCTTCGATACTGAGATCGTAGTAAAGACTATTTATTTTGTGGATCCCTATAAGATACAAAACAAAACTGCTCACGCTACTACCACGACCAACACCCCATACTATGTTATTGTCACGCATAATATCTACTAGATATTTAAGGTATTTCAATAAGTCAAACATATCACGTTCTTGGAACAATAATAGCTCTTGACCAGCACGTTGTAATTCATTATCGTTTGCGCATTGATCCAACACAAATTGTGCGATATCCATATTTTTGTATTGGTCTGGCATACGCCAGTTGTTTTGATTCTGTGTATCGAACTCTGCGACCGTTATCTTGGGATCAATATAATGTGTAAATTGTGGTACTTCTATAATATCTAAGACTTCAGGAAACGGTACTTCTGATTCCAATAAAACCCTATATAACTTTTTTTCAGGATCCTTCAGATAAAGGTCGCAGATATCGTCTATACTGTATATTAATTGACCATAAACATCATTACGCATCACACTATGATACGTTATTTTGATGTCCAAGTCAACTCTAATTCTGCCCAATCATCTACTTTATGGTCAAATAGATTTACGATCTTTTCTTTCTTAGTTTTCTTGACGTTTTGTATGCACATAGTGGATGAGTTCCACCAGTTCGTGCCGTCAAATTGCGCTTCTGCTACTTCATCATTCAACTCAAATTTTATCATGTTGCTGAGTTTGCTACCAAACACGATATCGGTCATTGTTATGCGACCTTCCATGATGCTGTTGCATTTGTTCAATATGACTAAACCAACAATCTGATCATACGGTTCTTCCGGGATAGTGCAGACTTTCATACCTGCTTTGGTATATTTGTCAATAGCGTCTTTTTCTTTATCACATACAAAGATGCAATCTTCTAGGCAATGACCTATGAAATAACTTATTCTTTCTATCGCTGTGTTTTGATCTTCTTCTTCGAGGCTAATGATAGCCATCACAGCATTCATCTCATAGAAGTTTACCATGTACTTGCCGTTGAAATGCACAGCAGCCATGAAGTTAAACTCTTTTTGAATCTTAGCGTACATCTTACCTCTCTTAAGTAATTTTTACTTGTCCTTCGATATTCTGTTTCTTTACCATCTCGTTTATCTTTTTTTGATATTCTTTTTTATAACTTTCTAGAACCATATTCAATTGATGTATCAATGGACCATTGCCTGATCTGTGTGCAAAAGTTAATTTCTGATGTAAGCCAGAGATCGTATCTTGTAACTGTTCTAAAGTCTTATCGCTAAGATCATTGATGAATGGATGTTCCATATTAGAATGGCTGTAGTGGTACTCTTCTAAAGATATCAGGGCCGTTGTACAGATCAAAATCTATAGGCAGACTTGTAGTTGAAAAAGTTTGTACTCCCTCAAATGTAGGTCCTGCTATACCATTGTATCTTGTTTCACTTAGTGTAATATTCGGGCCTGACGCAGACTTAATATAATAAACTTTATTTGATTGTATATTAGCGTTTGCTAAACCTACACCAGTAAATATCACAGGCATATTTTCTTTGTCGTTCATCGACGAACCTACTGTGATTACATTAGGAGCAGTAGTGGTTAAAACGTTTTTATTTTGCGGTAGATTGCTTGCGCTAAAATTATCAACAGCGATATACATATAACTGATCGGGTTCAAGAACATAGTATTACCAGTCACATTGCTTGCTATAGCTATGTTTGAACCACCTGGTGTATTAGTGACAGTGAAGGTAGTAGCACCTAAAACTTCACCCACGTAATACGTATTTCCTACAGCGATATTGGATGATAAAGAAACTCCAGTAAATGTCACAGGTTGTCCTACATATAATCCGCTAGTATCGCTAACTGTCAAGAATGGATCCGTGTTCGCTCCAGTGACTACCAACTGAACTGCCTCAGTATTATCGATGCATGTAGTACCTACAACATCACCTAACTGACCTGTGCTAGGTGGAGTTCTCTTCTGTATCTGATTACTCTGAAATGGTCTATTGATGGGTGTGACAAATAATGTGTTGCCACAATCAACTGTTGATATCAATAGATTAAGTTGTGTACAATCGAACGGGAATGTCAGTGTCGCTAAACTGTTTGGGTTACTGCTGTTCTCTACTAATGTCCAACCATAGTTCTCACTGAATACTGCTTCGGTAGGGAAAGTGATAGAAAAATCAGCAACGTTATTTGGTCTACCTAATTGTAATGTGACATTGCTCACAGTATCAGTAGGAGCCCAGCTACCGAAATTCAAAAAGATATTACCTGCTAGATTACCATATTGAACATCACCCAATGTCAAATCTACTGTGACTGTATCAGTTAGTGCATTACCTAGATTATATGTTGTGGCACGGAAACCTAATGTGCTAGCATTTGATATGAGCGTATTGCCCATATCGTTGTTTAATGTAGAATTAGCTAGTGCAGTCTTCAACACTACCTTGTTCTGTAGATCGGTGATCTCTGAACTTGCAATGTTTAGATTCTGCTTGATGGCAGCAAAGTTGTTACGGAACCCCTGGGTGCTATTGTTCTGCCCCGGTACTGGGTAATTTGAATCTATGCTGTTAGTATTGATTGTACTCATGTCTATCGTTTATCCTATTGTATTTATAATTGCTTAGACCGTTATAAATTATATTGAGTCTTAGTAGGTAATATAGTCTTCTGAGGGAACAATACATAAAAGTCTTTGCTGTCTTGCGGGACAGGCACTGAGCCTGATGGATATCTAGTCCATGCTTTTGGCTCTAGTATAGTATCATAATTGTATGTCAGTGTCTTACCTACTGTGAATCTATCGATCTTGAAATCGATCTGATTTAATGTATATGGCCAGTTATTCTCTATGTTTTGTTTGACTGTGTTAGCATAACCTGGCTTAGTATAACATATCACCCAAGCAGGAGTGAAGCCTAACGTGTTGCCGTCTTGTTGCTGACTAGTCATCCACAATGGTAACAATCTAAAGTTGTAGTTTGCACCTAACTCTTGTTCTACACGCTTGCGCATATTCTCTAAACTGTTTGGATATAATACTCTAGCATATCCCGGTGTCAGACTAGTATAGAATGTAGGAACACCTTGTTGCAATAATAAAGGAAGTCCTGTCTGCGTCAGTAGATCAAACAATCTCAAGTTTGTGATCAGTTTAGCTTCATTGTCAAACATATAACTAGTGTATATTTCTGTACTACTTGCATACCATGGTCCAAGATTTAAATCTATGAATCGTGGCCAGAAAATCTCTTCGCTTACGCTTGTGCTATATCTATAATCATAGTTATATTTAGGATCGTATTTCTGTAGATTGTCTATGATAGTGCTATACACTACTTCATATAATACTTCACCATTCTCGTCTTTTGCTACAGCAGTCTTCAATTCACCTAATGTGATATTTCTCCAGTAATGATTTTTCTTTACTGCTTCAGTATATTCTTTGAAATCACTAGAATAGATTCCATAAGCATGAGCATACGTGATGTTTGTCGCTTTTCCAAAATTGATGTCATCTGGACGATACAGATATGCATCAGGTATCAATAGAGGGTCATCTAACAATGTTGCTAATATATCTCTGTCTGCTATACTTGGTGTGCATCTAATATAAAGATTATCTGTAGGTATATCATACTCTTGTACTACAGTTAGAGTGAAAGTCCTTTGACTTGTGATCAATGGATTGTTGTCACTATCAAGTATGTTTGGATTGTATGCTTCTACCGTGAATGTATAAGTTGTCGAATCGTCTTTTTCTAAGAATGTATCAGTAGGCTGATATGATACTACTCCGTCGATATTACCATTTGCCATTAATGTCAAGTTAGGCGGCAATTCGCCGGTGATCAGTCTATATAGTAATGGTACGTCTGAAGTTGCCTCAACAATTTTGTTGCTTACTGTTGCGTTATCTATATTTCCCAGACTTGAATCGGATAACCAAGTTATGTCCCCGGTTATATTGTTAGCTATCTTGAATCTAAAATTAAAAGAAGGTGTTCTAAATGTGACATTATTAGTCTTATATGCAATGACTGAAAAATAATATTCTTCTATGTCATTTAAACTAATAGTAGGTGTTCCATACACCCATCCTGTAGTAGTGTTCACAGTCAACCAACTTGGATAATCAGAGAATTCATAGCTTAGTTCAGCATTGTCAAAATCATGTCCTAAAATCTTAAATGCGAAATAGTTATCTGATAAAAATTGTCCTATATAGGCCTCTTGTGCGGGTTCATAAGTTGTGCCTGGAACACTGACTTCGCTAGTAGGAGGCAATACGTAGTATCCAAAATCTGCTGTACCTTCGATATTATATGTAGGCGGTCTTGTATTGTAGACAGTAGGATATCTGCTATTAGGAGGATATCCAGGACCACCTTGGCTTGTAGGTAAATTTTGATTAGTAACAGTTATAGAATAGAATCCTGTATCATTACCGTTTGGACTAGTTAACTCCAATGTAAAACTATACTGTCTTTTTGTAGGTTGTCCCACACTGATGAGTGGAAGCGTGGCATCCATAAAACCGTTTTCTGTAGAGACTAAAACAATATCTCCGCCTTGGATGTTACTGAGGGTTATCTGAGTAGCATTGATTATAGCTTTGACATAATAAATCTGACCTGATATTAAGCCCCCTATTGTAGTTCCTGAAAATA